GGACATTGTATTCCTGCAATGGAACAGGCAGCGGGTTTCTGCGTCTTTCCGCCATCTATCTTCTCCCGTCCTGTCTCATCCCAAACCTAAAGCCGCCTAATCTCCAGCCAAACCCAGCACCGTTGCTTTCAACCCGAAGGATAGTGTGCCTCGCTCTGGCTCTGATATCAGATTGGGTTGTGCTGCTCGTAATGGTCGCTGTAGCTAGGCTAGAGGCTTCTTCCAATGGGAAGTTGCTGCCTTTTATAGTCATAGCAATAGAGGCTTCATCAGTGGCCCCGCTGAAATTAAAATCAGGCAGAACTCTATTGATTAGCGTAAACCTTTCACCATCACCAATCTCTAGGTCGCCAGACTCTATGTATGCCGTCATCGCAGAGCCGTCATCGTCATATCCGACTTCATGGCTATAAAGATAGTTAGTATCTGTGTCGGTCACCACGCTAGAGCCTACCGGATCATTCAAAACACCTGAATCAAGCCAAGCCCCTCTCGCAAGGGTTCCAACGGCCCACAGGTTTTCCACATAGTTGTAGCTGACATAATTCGTTACATCTGGTACGCCTGACCCAGAAGGGTAAAACCAAATAATTTCTGAAAAAGCGTTATTTTCAGCAGCAAACACCTTAAACGCCTGCGACATATTGATGCCGGAAAGTACATAATCTTGCACAGAACAGGGAAGTTGCTGTACCGCGCCGTTGTAAACGTAGAACCCTGTCTTGTCCATGAAGAAGACATTCCCTCTGGCATTAACCGCCGCGTTGGGAGAGATCATGGAAACATCTGCGCTCAGTGTAGTGAACTGAAAAATAAACGGGGCACCTACAAACCGCATGGAGTGCAGGCTCGTATCCGTCCATATTAGTATTTCCTGTCTGGTCTGAACCGCGCCAACGATAGCTGACCCCGAACTGACTCTGACCCCGCCAGCGGTATTAGTTGCCGTTGGAGTCCAGTCTACCGCGCTTTCCTGATCCGACCACCTAACCAGCAGTGGATCTTGAACAGCAGAGCCTAATGTATTCGCACCAAAGGCAATAACATGCTGATCATTATCTGAGACTAAAACCTGTGCGGCAGTCGTCGGGCAGTTTGATGCCCCACTAAGAGAGGTTATATTAACTGCTCTTGCGTCTAGCCCCGAAGACTGATCCCAGTAAAAAATGCCGCCATTACGGACGTTGAAAATTAAATCTTCACCAAAGTTATCTTGACCGTACAGCCTTAGCTGCCCAGCAACACCAAGGGCTGAGCCGCTTCCCCAAGAATCATCTCCCCACGGATCTGATCCCCATCCTGATCCTGACACGTAAGTATTAAGGCCAGTAGTAATCTGGTAGGCCCCGACCACAGAAGATCCGCCGTTGCCGCTGTCACTAGCATTTGCGGTAACAGTGTCTCCGCTAGTATCTTTAGCGGTAATGGTATAGGCGTTTGCAGTAGAAATTGCCGCGATCTGGTATTCCTGATTTAGAACAGCCGCTGTGATAGTCCCGCCCAGACTTGCCGCATCTGAAAAAGTGACAAAATCATTTTGAGCAGCACCATGACCAGTATCAGTAACGGTCACTGTAGACGATCCGTTAGTTGCAGAAAATGTTACATCCCCAGCCGAGGTTGTGGCTCTTAAAGGGGTTATGTCGTTAGGCTTAACACCTTCTACCACATAAAATTTAAGGTTTGTTCCCAGCCCAACAAACTTAACAGCCGCAAGAGAGGCCCAAGCATGTATAGACCTGCACACCCCAAGAAAAGAAGTCTCAGTATATTTTGTCCACCCGCCTATCTTTTCCGGTCTGCCTTTTCTGAATCTGATCTTGTCAGAATCAAACCAGCCGGAATCAGCAGTGTATTCAGTACCTTCTTTATCTACACCGGGGGCGAACTGTATCTTTTGCAAAGGCATAATTAAGCTCGACGCAAATCCAGTTGATCTAGCATTTGCCTTAGATTTTGTTGGGGCCTGCGACCAAGATTTCCAGCTCTAGCTTGTAACCTCGCCAAGTCTGCTGGTAAGTTCCGTTGCGCTATTGGGGGAGGAACTCTCTGCATGTGTTGTGCTGCTCCAACTTGACCACCGCGAGCAAAAAACATTGACCCAAGACCCGCTCCTCTTACCATTTCGGAAGTATCAAATGTAGAAGGATCAATACCAGCGGCTATTAGTGCTGACATCACCTCTGGAGGGTAGTTGAAGGGGTTTGCTGGATTATTACCCACAGGAGGAAGGGTTTCATTAGCAGCGGGAGGAGGGGTTTCATTAGTAGCAGGAGTTCCACCAGCAGCAGGAGTTCCACCAGCAGCAGAAGTATTCTCCGCAGAAGCTTGTCTGCTCGCAATAAGGGCATTATAAGCCACATACTCGTCAGGATCTATTTTCCTATTTTGATTGCTATCTATGCCGCCTTGAGAAGTAAACTTGTTCCAATCTGCTTCTGTATATTTATAACCTCCACTGCTACCGTAATCCGAGTTTGTAACTGCTTCAGCCTCTGAAGAAGAGGTAGTATTCTCAGCGGAAGAATTTGAGTTGTTAGTGTTGGCGCTTGCTTGCCCATTACCAGCAGCTTGTGTAGTAGCTGCTTGAAATCTTGCATACTCATCTGGGGTTATAAAACCATCGCCATTAGTATCAAAATCTTTCGCTTGATTGTATGTGCTTAGATGGTGTTGTTCCGCCCTATCACGATCAAAACCAAATCTATCCATTATGCTGCTGAGATGAGCATCGTAAGCGGTTTTTTGTCTCTCCGAAGCCGCTTTTTCAGCATCCTTTCTAGCCCAGTAGCTAACCCAGTCCTCTCCCGGTAGCTTGTCATCAGGAGAAGCACCTCCTCCAGAAGAAGCACCTTCTCCAGAAGAAGCACCTTCTCCAGAAACCGGAGGTGTTGTAGGATCAGTATTGCCGCCAGTCGCTGCTATTGCCTCTGCTTCACTCCCTACCCTAGTCATGTTGCCCTGAGCGTCTTTAACCAGCCAAGTCCCATTAGCCGTCCAGATATCTTCTGTGTAAGAGTTGTTGGAAGCTTGACTCCCCCAACTATTCGGACTGTTAACCCCACCACTAGCCGGTGGAGCGCCATTTTCAGTCTCTGGGCGGTTAGTCAAATCATCTGGCAAGGGCATTCTCGTATCTGGATCGGGGCTACCTCTACCGCCTTTGCCACCACCTCCTCTGCCGGGGGGATAACCACCACCGGGGGGATAACCACCGCCATTATCATAAGCAGGAGGATAACCACCGCCTCCCCAGCGGTCGTAGTAGGGGTCATTTCGCATACCGCCCCAGCCACCGCCGCCACCTCTGAACCGACCAAGCATGTCCAGAGTTGTGTCGCGTCTGTAGGGGTTCATCAGGTTGTTTGGCCCAGACAAAGACTGAATTAAGTTCTGACTCAGCATGGGAGACCCATAGCCCTGATCTCTAAAAGGTATGTTGGTTGGGATTACCTGACCCATGCCACCACCAAAAATTGGACTCATGTTGCCGTAACCTCCACCGCCGGGGAACTGAGATCCGCGCCGAGAAAAATATGGGCTGATGATGGAATTGTACCCGCCGCCGCCTTGGGGCATCATCGGCGCATATCGGTCAAACCTTTGCTGGTAAAAAGGAGAAGGAGCGTATGGGTTCCTGTAGCCGCGAGGCATTGGTTGCTGCCTTGGAGGAAAATCAGGATACCTTGACATATAAGGTTGACGCATAGTTCGCCTGCCAAAATCCATCTCTCCGGGGAGAACCCCTCTGCCGCCGCCAAAGCCGGGTTGAGTGGGCATGTAGGGTTGCCTTTGCCCCGTCAGTCTGGAACTATTCCGCAATGTTTCGTATATGCTCGGCAAGGCATCTGGATTGAGTACTGTCATATTTTTCTCCTATGCGTCAGCTAAAGCTAACATTCTTATTTTTAGTCTTTCAGCACGTTCAGGCGTTTGATTTGCCCATCTTGAATCCATCATCTCTTCTGCGGCTTTTTCCCACTGAAAATCCTCAATAGCTATTTTCAGGTTCTTAAACCTGCTTAAACCTCCTTGTCCAAGCTGAAAGCACATGTTCACTAAAATGTGTTGAATTTCTTGCGGGAGGTTTTCCCAGTTCTTGTAAATTTTTTGGCATCCACCAATCGCAATGTGGACATCTTCTTGAAACAAAGTATAGCAACGGTCTTCTGTGATGCATTGGTCATCAGGCACATCATCATAAGCCCCGTGTACCGGAAGACCATACTCTGGATCATCTGGTAACACCTTATGACCAATACCCACGGTTTTGTGTAGCTCACTACACAAATAAGCATGTAGCACTTTGCCCTCATCTGAAGATATCTCTTCATAAACCCGTTTAACGTCTACGGTCATCTAGACAACTTCCCAATAAAATAACCAATTATAAAAACGAAGGCCACTTCAATCATTTGTTTCTTCCTTCGTAAACTTGACTGCCAAAAAACACGCTGACTACGCCTCCCGTGGCAAGAAAGTACATATTCGCCATGTCACTCAACAAAGCCGCTGCATCATTTAGCCCTAGAAATGAACAAGCTGCTACACCAGACGGGTACAATAATAATCCCCAGAGCGCGAACCAAACCATATGCCTCTGAGCTACATTCTTCTCATGCAGCATTTCTAGCTCTTGTAGTTGGGCGCTAATCGCTAATTCATCATCACTAACTACACCATCACCATCAGTATCATACCGCCCATAACTAGAATTTGGTTCTAATTTCTTAGGACTCATACTTCCCTCTGCGGCTCCTTCATCTTTACATAGTTTTTTACGAAGTGATCTTTAATGTAACTGTCTGGTTTGCCAAAAGTTAACAGCTTATTGTGTCTTCTCATAAGCGGAGGAATCATTGGAACGATATCTTTCCCGTGCCTATACTGAGTAACCAAAACCTGATCTAGAATCTTCAGCCGTCCACACCTCGGAGCGCCGAAAGTTACAATTTGCGCGGGCGGGATCTCATCCCTTGCCATTAACGCGCCAGTAATAAG